TTAGGCTTATCCCGTGTGTGGTGTTCTTTAGATTTTTTAGCCATTTTCTTGTGACCTATCTAATAAAGCATAACTTACAGCGCCTGTTATTTCATTTGCAGTATCTGCTTGCATTTTAAGAACATCGTCAGCTTCCATATTTAATGTATTCAATACCAAATTAGTTATGGATTTGTTTAAGAGAACATGACCAATAATATAATTAGTAGCATCTCCTGATTTGGTTAGTATTAAGTCGACATCTACATTACTGGCTGTATTATGAGCCGCTTGTACTGTTTTTACAAGAATAGTTGCATCTGCAGGACAAGTTAAAATTGTCGTGATGTTAGTTGTAGTTAAATCAAATGTTTCGCTTTTGTATCTTATTGTCATGACATAAAGTAATTAAAGGAATCTTGTTCGTTTTTCAAGTCCTGTTGATAAGAAGTATTTAATTGGTTTTCAACTGTTGCTATTGCTTGGTTAATTTGTCTAAAACCTTCTGTTGTGTATTCTGCTGGTGGTTCAGGTACGTATACGTTTATCTTAGCCATTATCTTTTTCCATCGGGGTTAACGTCTGCTCTAAAGGTACCAAATCTCCAAGTCTCATTTATAGCAGTATTTTGTATTTTAATATTAGCTAATCTTCCTCTAGCACGGGTGTCTATTTTTTCTGTATTAGCATTTATTGTAAAAGGACCTAATTGAGAAGAGGTTCCAGAATCTACAGGATAATTTTTTAAAAATATTGTAACCACTGTATTTCCCTGAAGGTTTTTAAAGTCGGGTATAAATCTACTTAGCCTTAGCATATTCTCTCCATCACCCCCTGTAGGTAAATCAAAATCTCCAGATTGAATATATGCTGCAATAGCTGTTTCTGTTCCATTTAAAGATATTTCATTATTACCAATCTCATGAGCATAGTACAAAGATGCACCAAAGGTATTAGTTGCACCACTTAAATTTGCAATTGTTGGGGTTCCTGTTGGTGTGTATTCTGTAGCATAGGGTACATCATAAGTGCTTGCATCTGCAAAAGAACTTCTAGCTAAAGTCATTATAGACCAGTTGTTCTCCACATAATTATATACTACTGATCTATTATTTTGAACTGCTGGACTACCTAAAGGAGTCCCTGCTGGATAAAACCAAACTATCTCATTAAATAAAGAGTTGTGTGAAGCATAAATAATCTCATTAGAAGAATAGTTAATACCTTCATTAGATCCGGTGGTCGTGAATACAAAATCTTCAACAAGTGATGGAAGTAATTTTACCGTACCATCAAATACAAAGAAGCCTCCTCCTGTACCCATCCAGAAAACTTTACCATCTGAATAAACAGCAGCATGTTGTCCAATACACCCACAGTTAGATCCAACTTGTCTTATAGAAAATGTAAAAGGCGGACCTACGAACTGCATTTGATAAGCAGCTTGATCTGTTAAAATTAAATTATAATCTTTACCTGAGATAGCAGCTACAATTTTATTTCCTGTGTCCAATCTAAAAGTTCCTGCAGTATTAATTGAAGTAGGTTGATAAATATTATAATTTTCTTGATCACTAAATCTAATAAACATTGGGTCTTGTGTTGAAGCGTCTCCAATAGTTGTTTCTGTACCAAAGTGAACTACGTGTCTATCTCTATCTGAAGTTATAGTTAATCTTGTAGAAGTTGGAGCACCTACCATAATAACTGCTCTCTGTTCTAAAGGATTTGAATCACCTGGATTCCAAGTAAATGTTTTACCGTCTTTAATCGTTGCAATTAATTGTTCTCCGAAGTTATCTAAAGACCATGAACCTGGATCTAGAATAATAGTTGAACTCGTTGTACCGGATCCCCATTCAAGTCTGCTCCAAGCACCTGTACCCCAACCATAACCATAAGTTTGAATTGTGGGGCCAATATCTTCATAAGGATTTATTGTAGCTCCTCCAGCTGCTGTCATTCCTGTTCCAGTTTCAGTTGTTGTCATTTGAATTGTAAAAGAATTTGTAGCTATTGTAAGAATTTCAAAAGTATTTGTTGTAAAGTCTGTTGTATTGTATCTTGTAACTGTTGCTTCTCTTACTGCAGTTGTGTCTATATGAGCTACGGCAGTTGTACTATTAGTACCTCTTGTGCAACCTGTTAAATCATTTGTAGATATACCCGCATAGGTTATTAGCTCATCCCCTATTCTTACCGTTCCAGAAGCAGAAAAACCTGATGCACTTGTTAAAGTTATTGTAGTATCAGAATCTGTTATAGCACCATTTAAAGTTGTAGTTTGTCCAGACACTGTTACAGAACTTAACGTAATATATTCTCCAACATCCAATGGATGAGTTGTTTTATTTACAGTTACAATATTTGATCCGTTGGTGCTTGTAAAAGTTGCACCTGTGATTGCTGTTGCAAGTGGAGTGATGTCATAAAATTTATCTTCGTAATAAATGTATAATGCTTTTGATGTACCTAGTGCTGCGTATCTCCTACCTTCTAAATCATTCCAAGTATGTTGAGCACGTGTGGGTCCTGCAATAGTCTCTTGTCCAATAGCTGTATAGCCGCCTATTTTTTCTGGTTGTCCATATCTAAATCTAATAAAATCTCCATCTATCCATTGTCCTTCAGCACCTGACGGGGTATCTGCTTTATTAATTCCAGGTCGAATAGTTACATTAGTTAATGGCATGGTGTTATTTTACACCATTTTATAGTTTCATCCAAGTAGATGGTGAAGGTAAGTTATGTTCGGATTTAACCCCCTCTTTCATAGTAAGTAGTATATCTCCTGATATAGAAAGCCTTGGGGTATCTTTATTATTTTTACCTGTTTCATGAAACATCATTGAAGGAAAGATAACGACATTACCAGTTTCGGCAGGATACTCTGCTTTACCATAATTAGAATTATCCCATTCTGTAAAATAAGGATCTCTTTTAGGAATATTTAATCCTACTTTATGAGCATCGTCATCAAGTAAAAAAAGATTACCTTGTTCATGAGCTTGTGGATAATAGACAAAACTAAAATGACTACTCATATGTCTATGATAAGAGATGAATTGTTCTTTAACAGATAAGGTAGCCCAAGACTTTGTGATATAAACTTCAAATAAATCTAAGTTATACTTTTGTGCAGACAAACAACCTTGTATTACTTTTGATAACTCTATATATAATTCTTCAAATCTTTTATCTTTGTGTAAATTATCATCTATTGATTGTAGTTCTTTTGGTTTTACATCCGTGGTCCGTGAGTACTGAGAATTGGTTGGGGTAATATCGTTTAATATTATAGGAACTATTGTCTTGTTTATTTCTTCAAAGTTTTCTAACTTAGTTATGTATACAGGATAACCAAACCATTTTGATATATTTGCCATAAGGCACTATACTAATTTACTCTTAAAAATCTATACTGAATTTCACCTGCTCCACCAGCAGCACCATTACTTGTAGGAGCTGATCCACCACCACCCCCTGAGCCTCTTGTTCCAACAGAACCTGGTGATCCTCCTGATCCTCCTGCTCCTCCTGAGATATTTCCTGCGTAAGAATCACCACCAGCAAAACCAGCTATACTACAGTTATCTCCGCCACAGTTTCCTGATCCAGATAAATCTCCTGCAGCACCATTTCCTGATTGATTAAATGTTCCAACCGGACCACTTGTTAAAGTAGTAACCGATTTAGTTGACCCATCTAAATCTCTAAAATTTCCTGAAGTAACCGCAGTACCTCCAACAGTAGCTGCACCTGCAGTCCCTGCAGTATTAGTTCTTAAAGGTCCTTGTACTCCTCCTCCTGTACCCGAAGAACCACCTCCAGCACTTAATGTAAATATTGCTCCTGCAGTTGATCCTGATAAAGTAGAATTTGTTCCAGCACTTGCTATACGAGGCTGACTATAATTTGAAGTTTGGTTTCCTGCAGCTCCACCACCACCTATTGAATAAGTTATAGTTTCACCTTCGGTTACCGTAAATACTTTATCTGATACATAAGCTCCTGATCCACCACCAGCACCTGCTGATTCTCCACCTGCTTTATCATAATCTACTCCGCCCGCAGCACCACCCCCGCCTCCGACTGCAGCTTGAATATGAATTGCATTAGCACCATCAGGTACTGTAAAAGTTCCTGAACCAGAACTTAATGTTGTGAGAGAGGTTGCAGTGAAAGCTGCAAATACTAATTCCCAAGTACCAGAGTTCTTAGCATAAATCTCATCAGCTTCTTCCCAAGTGCCAGACACTTTTCCGTAAGCATTTTCTATCTCTTCAAATGTTCCAGAAACTTTGCCATAAGTATTAGCCATTTAAGCTCCTATGAATATTTAAACCAAACATCCCCATCACTTCCTCCTGTGGGTGAAGAGGTACTAATTGTAAATTTTCTTTCTAGCTTTGCAGCTGTTACTGCGTTATCAACTATTTTAACTGTACTAATTTGAGCATTAGAAATATTAACAGTCAATACTGCATCGTCTGCTAATTGTGCACTCTGGATTGCATCATCAGCAATCTTATCATTAGTTACAGCATCGTCTTCTATTTGTGCTGTCCCGATAGTTCCACCTAAAGTGTTAAGTGCTACTTCGTTAATATTAGTTCCATCAGAATAAGCTGCATGAATTTTACCTTCGTCTAATTCAAAGCCAGTTCCGGATACTGTTTTAAAAGTTAAAGTGTTTGCGCCATGGGTAGTCCCATCTTTTAAAATATAAAATTTTTCGATTGAATCAGGAATTGTAACAGTTCTAGTTCCTGCTAGGGTTCCTGTAAAATTAAGGACCATATTTCTAGCATTAGAAATAGAAGCATTAGACATAACAAGAGCTACATCAATTGATGCTACGTTTATAGATTGGTACCCTGCAATTGCTTGTTGTACTAAATCTAGGTTTGTATTTGTTTTAGTTCCCCATGTACCGGCATTTTCGCCAGTTGCCATAAGTTCTAATTTAAGATCTGCTGAATATGTTGATGCCATAATTTTGTATTATACCTTGTTTAAGCTGCT